GCCATGGCGGAAACCGAACAACAGTTCTACGACCTCGTTCGACTCCACCAGCCTAAAGAGTGGGTCCTCAGGAACGACCAGATCGTCAAGTACGGGTCCACGCACTACAAAGCGCCCGTTGCCCCCCAAAAAGTCTATAATCCAGACAGCTTCATCACTCCTCCCGAGTTGGATGCGTGGTGCACAGAAGTCTTCAGTGAGGTTAGTTTTATTCCGGCACGTTCACACGTACCTCCCTTCGTTTAATTGATTCTGATTTAGTTTAATTATTATTCAGCCGAAACCGGACCGCCCGAAAACCTTACTCCTCGATGGCCCGACACGACTTGGTAAGACCGTGTGGGCGAAGTCACTCGGACGTTATAGTTACATGTGCGGATTGTGGCGATCAGATAGCTTCGACGACACCGCCGAATACCTTATTTTAGACGACTTTGACTTTGACTTTTTTCACGGAATGCGCAAGGCGATTTGGGGTGCGCAGGAGGAATTTACGCACACTGATAAATGGCGTAAAGGAGTAGCTAGGTGGGGAAAACCATGTATTTGGATCTGTAACCCAGATAAGAATCCCTTTACTGCGCGGGACGGCAAAGGGAATTTTGTTATGGCGGACAACGAACGTTCATGGTACAGAGATAATTGTGTAGAAGTACACATAGAGAATAAAATGTATATTGAATAAAATAATAGTTCGCTAGCCTGCCGGCGGCTCACTATAACTATGCTTTTATCCCATTTTACCCGTCTCCGACACACTACCCAGCTTGCTGGTACGCCTACGGCTACAGCTGCGCGGCTACGCGTCTTTGAAATATACGCCTGTGCTAATACCGCCAGTGATGTACGACCGTAGGTCTCCCCCAGCAGCGAACCCAGGGGTGAAAAACTCAAGCGCCCAATACACTTGTTTGTTTTTTATTTCCCCCATAAACGAGTTCGCAATCAACGACGCGTCCAAGGTGGACGTAATCTTCCGCCGCAGTGGCACATACCACTTGCGGCGCATCATACCGTTCAGATTGCCATTGTTGTCAATCCGGAACGTTCTCTGCAAATGGATGGTCACATTCTGTGTATTCCATTTGCTCCAGGTAGGTGTGGTGTCGTGGTCGGTATCAAAGAAAGCAGGGTCCGCTGGACCTATGCCCGCGATACCATTGAAGTACGCGGCCATGGAAAACACGGTAAACCTAAATTGCACATCCAAGGATGCGCCAGGCGTAGCAGCCACAGTATACGCATTGAACTCAAAGCGGAAACCCCGACTCATAATTTCATTGCCGTCGAAGGTATATTCATCACGCGTCAACGTGTTGTCCGCCCGCGGAATCGCCGAGTAAATGTTGTTGAAGAGAATCCCCGACGGCCCACTGACGTACCCGGACGCATTGAGGAGGCCCGTGAACGTGCTGGTGTACGGGTAGTGTTTGGTCTCCACGGGGACCTGACTGATGGCCTTGATGGCCTTGACCTGTTTCTTGCTGAAGGCGCGCTTCTTCCTGCGGTACGTGCGCTTCCTACGGTACGCCATGCCATCAACTTGAGGCGAATTTGAATTTGAGTTTGCGGGGGGGTGGCTGAGTCCGGCTAAATCCGGAGTTCGGAGTTCGGCTAAACGGAGTTCGGAGTTCGGTTAAACTTCTCGGAATTCCGAATAAATTAGCCGGCTCCGGTCCGCAGTCATCATGGTTTTTATATAAAGAGTGGAGCGAGTGGAGCGGCGAATGGCCTGTAGAATCTTAACAGGCCATTGCTCACTATGCCACGCGAACCTCGTACAAATGGATCCCGCTTTTTCTTGACATACTCTCAAGCAGTGAACCTCGATATCGACGAACTCGCTGACTTCATCGCCGACATAGCACCTTGCTGGCTCGAGGTCGTACAAGAAAACCATCAAAATAATGGAATCCACTACCACGTCGTCGTCTGTTTCGATACCCGTTTGCAACGACCACTCGACGTCTTCGACTGCGCCGGATACCATCCCAACATCCTCCCTATCAAAAATGCCACGGTCGACCTCAGCAACCGCCGGCACTACATTAGGAAGGGGGCGGACCGGTCTGAAGAGGACCAACACACAATCAAAAGTCACAAGTCCAAAGCGTGTGACTATGTCATTGAACCCGATACCCGAGGAGACGTACCCCTCTACACTACGACGTCAGGACGCCTCGATTTCGGAGGGATCCTCGCCATGGCGGAAACCGAACAACAGTTCTACGACCTCGTTCGACTCCACCAGCCTAAAGAGTGGGTCCTCAGGAACGACCAGATCGTCAAGTACGGGTCCACGCACTACAAAGCGCCCGTTGCCCCCC